CCCACGCCGGAGCCGACGGCCTCGGGCCACGGCCGATGAATCGCAGGCCGGCCTGCGCCGACCTCGAGGGCGTGCGCGCCACGCCTCGGATGCTGCGCGCGCAGACGGCGAACAACATGGCCTGCCCCGGCACGGCGTCGTCCAGGACGATGATCTTGGACCGTTCGCCGGCCTGCGCCGTGCCTCGAAGCTCCCAGAACCGCGCCGACCGCGACTCGTCGAGGAAGCAGGAGTAGATGTCGAAGCCGCCCAACTGGTCGCTCGAGTACTCGCCGTACTCCCAAGTCACCAGAACGCGCGGCTGGTGAGCGCCGCCCGGCCCGCGTGCGATCGTCTCGCGCACGGTCACGAGGTCGGCGCGCGGCGGCGCGGAGTTCTGGCCCAGCGCCGGCGAAGTCGACTGCAAGAAGCCAGCGCCGATGTCCGGCGTCTCGCCGATCGCCTCGACGTCGTACACGGTCTCGACGTACTCGGTCCAGTGGACCTCGCGCTTGAGGTCTGCGGTAAGCGTGATTGAATCCACGCTCGCCAGCAGGTCTTCGCCGTCCTTGTACAGCACCCAGACGTCGTTCTTGTCGGGCAGGGCGGCGTAGCCGGTGGACACCGTCAGCGGCGCGCCGATCGCGTAGGTGCCAGCAGCCGAGGTCACGGTCAGCGTGGCCGGCACTTCGCCTTGGTTCGCCTCCGTGCGCCGGATCGTCAGCTTGTATGTCGTCGCGGCCGCGAGCACGACCGTGCGGTCGAGGTAGACCTGCGTGGTCGAGGCCGACGCTTGGTACACGCGGCCGGAGATGCCGCGATCGGCGACGTCGTGCGCGATGCGAATGACGTCCAAGGGCTCGAGCGCCAGCAGGTCGATGCTGCCGGTGAACTTGCCCTTGCGCCGAATCAAGTGCTCTTGGTTCAAGAGGAACTGCGCTTGGCGCAGAACCTGCGCGCGACGGGTCACGCCCTCGAGGAAGAACGACCGGCGGCGAAGGAGGCCGGAGTCCGTCGTGCCTTGGATCGACGGATGCTCGGCCGAGACCATCGACCGCTCGTAGTTCAGGGCCTCGTCGAGGAAGGCGATTTCGATCTGGTTGAACCGCGTCTTCGGGTTCAAGTACTCCATCTCGAAGCTGTCGACCTCGACCTGCGAGGGCCCGATGACTTCGACCACGCTGCGCGGCTTGTGGACGGCGATGCGAATGCGCCGGCCGTCGCGGATGGGCGTGGCTCGGCCGGCGGCGCAGACTTGCAGCACCTTGTCCCACGCCTCCCCCTGCTCGTCGATCGCGCCGTCGAACGAGAAGCGCGTCTGCCGAGTCTGGATCGTGCCGGCGGGAGTCGCCACGCTCGACATGTTGCTCTCGATCGTCCACGGAGCCGAGCCGAGGTAGCGCACGACGATCTTCGCCGGCGCGGCCGACGAGCTCACGATGTTGACGATCTGGTAGTGGTTGTCGGCGAAGGGCGTGATCGAGCCTCTCGCGCTGCTGTTCAAGTCCACCGAAGACGGCAGCGACGGCGCGCCCGAGTACCAGATGTAGTCGCCGATGCGCACGGTGTCCGGGATCGAGTTGGCCGGGCACCAGAACTCGAGGGCTCCCGAGCCCGCGTACGTCGTGTACTTGATGTCGTACCACGTCATCGCCGAGCCCGTGCTCGTCGCGTTGTACGGGGCCTCGTAGCCGGTCTGGTTGTAGATCAGCTCGTCGCAGTAGTCGGCCCACGCCTGGAACGTGCCGATCTCGAGGTCTTCCGGATCGAACGTGTTGCCAAGACCCCACTCCTTGTCGAGCAGCATGTCGGCCACGATCCATGCGGGATTCGACGTGTAGAGGCGCTCGAAGGTCGGCGACTCCACGCTGATGCCGTCCCAGACCGGAACCTGCCGGCCCTTGATGACGGCCGACACGGTCGGCGCGCCGCCATTGATCTCGGCCGTCGCGCGAACCGACACGCCGAGCAAAGGCGCGGTCGGGTAGGTGAACGGGTCGTACTCACGCAGGCCGACCGACTTCCAGATGATGGCGTCACCGTAGCTGGTGCTCGTCATGTTCTTGAAAGTCCGCAAGACCTCGAGCTTGTACTTGGCCTTCTTCACCACGCGCGTCGGCGATGCCTCGCGCTCGCAGAACGACACGTCGCTTCCGGAAGTCACGCTGCGAGGCGTCGTCGATCCCTGCGCCGTGTTCGTCAGCGTGTTGCCGTTGCCGCTGTCGTCCGTCAGGGCCAGCGTCGTGCCCGCGCTGGCCGAGCCCTTGTAGAAGCACACCGGGAACAAATCAGACTCGAGGCGCGTGACACCGTTGCCGTTGTTGAAGTGCGCGATGATCGTCTCCTCGGCCATCACGCCCTTGTACATGACGACGTTTTGCAGTCGGCCGTCGCGGCCCGGACCTCGAATTTCGAGCGCCGGCGTCGAGAGATTGGGCAGCACGGCCGTGCTTGACGTCAAGTGGTCCACGATCTTCGCGCCGTTGGCGTAGAGCCTGACGCGGTTCAGCGTGCCGACAGCGCCCTTCTCGTACACGGCCACGAGGTGCTCCCAGAACGCCGGCCGGTCGTTGTTCGTGACGTCCGACCCAGACACGCTGCCCGAGTTGAGCACCTGATAGCTGGCATCCGCGAAGGTCTGCCCAATGCCCTCGTAGATCTTCACGCTGCTGGCGAGCTGGACGTAGGGCACATAGCGCGTGACGCTCTGGCCCGGCGCGATCGGGTAGTTGCGTGATTCGCTGCCGACTCCGATGTTGCCGATCTTGAACCAGAGGTTGGAGAAAGTGGCATTGGAGGCGAGGGAATAGCTCACGGTGCTCGTGCCGCCGACCGTGATGCTTCGAGGGAGGAAGAAGCACTCGAACGTGAACGAGTCTGGATTGCCGGCCGAAGGCCAAGATGGACCACCGCTCGGCACCGTCAATGCAGCCGTCCGAGTCAGCAAAACCGGAGCCGCGCTGCCAGGGCCAAACGGGGCCGAGCCATTGATGCCCGGGAAGAACTCCATGTAGCGGCCGAGCGCCGGCAAGCTGAACGTCTGCGGGTTGTAGAGCGGCACTCGATAGTCGAGCGTGGCTCCCCCAGACAACTTCAAGTAATCGCGGAACGGACGCAGCCGGACGTAGCCGTCTCCCTGCGGGCCGCCCGTGGTAATCGGCGCGCCACCTCCGTCCAACTCGATGTAGCGCACCGAGATGCCCATCGCCGACGGATTCTGCACGCTGCCGCCGCTCAGGACGAAGATGCCCTCGGGCACCTGCACCTTGAACACGGCCTCCTCGGCCTCGACCGTCATCGAGTAAGTCAGCCCGAAGTCAGTCCAAGTCGCGTTCGAACTCGTCGTGCCGTCGAGCAGGAATTGCGGCGCGTTGTAGTTCAGAATCTGCTGGTCCCAGATCGACGCTGAGCCCGTGTACTCCGGCTCGTCGAGGCTCGTGTCCACGCCCACGTTGGTGACGGAGAACTGGAAGCCCTCCACGCCGCCCTGCTCGAGCGTGCCCATTCGCACCTGCATCGTCACGCCCGACACGTCGCGCGCGTCCGAGTCGTTGATGTACAGCGAGCCCACTGGAATCGGCGTCTCGGTCGAGTCCGAGGACAGAGGCGTGGTCGTGTCGATCGTCTGGCCGGCGATCTGCTGCAACGGCCCTTCGCCAAGCGACACCAGTACGTTGTAGGTCGAGCCGGCGCTGCCGAAGTCATCGACGAACTCGTTGATGATCTGGCCGCCGACGCGCAGCTTGCCGTAGTACAGCGGAATCGCCTCGCCCTCGACGCGCGTCGGCTCGATGCCGTTGTAGCCGTAGGTCGCGGAACTCTTGTCCTCGCGCAGCTTCGGCGGCTTTGGCAGCAGCGCGCGCATGATCACGTTCGCGGCGAACATGATCGCCAGGTACTTGAAGAACGCCGCCCAAGTCAGCTCCACGCCGCGTGGCACCATCACGAAGGCCACGCGATCGCCGGCGTGCACCTCCTTGTCCCAGTCGAGGCGCTTCACGCCGTCGACCGGCAGGACGTTCTCCTTCACGTCGTGCCAGCCGATGGGCAGCAGGTCCACGACCAGCGCGGACTTCCGATCGACGTAGAACCGCTCGGCGTGTTTCGCGCCCGCGAAGACGTTCTTGATCAGTAGGACTTCGATCACGCCTTGTACCTGTAGACCGCCAGAACGTTGCGCAGCTTGGACGCCGGAATGCAGATCACGCCGCGACGCTTGTCGGTCGTTAGCACGATGGTCGGATAGTTCGGGCCACCGTGCACGACCACCGACACATGCGCGCTCAGGTTGTCCGTGCTGGAAACCTGCACCACGATGTCCCCGCGCTCGCTCTTGCTGCCGGCGATGTAGCCGCTCGTGACGACTTCCCAGCGTTTCTTCTCGGCCATTCTCCACGCCGACAGCGCCGCGAAGTCGCTGGTGTGCGCGGAAGGCGTGAAGGCATCCAGATCGTCGGCCATCTTCGGGCCGAACAGCCGCTCGAGCACGACCATCGCCACGCCAAGGCAGTCGAGACCCTTCTTGGCGTCTCGGCCGCCCTGGACGTAGGGCACGTTCAGAAGGTCGAAGTAGAAGGACCGCTCCTGCCGGATGTCTTCCTTGGTCTGATAGGCGGGCATGCCGCCTATCCTACCTCCGGCCTTGACGCGGGATGCCCGGCCAGCCGCCGAAGCGCGCCGGGTGCAGGCGCGGAAGTCCGGCCGCAACCTCGGCGTCGCCATGCGCCTCGCAGTCGGCCTGCGTCTTCAGGCAGGACGGCTTGGCCGTCGATAGCGTGCCGTTGTTCAAGTCGTAGCCGCAGCGCGCGTCGCCGTAGCGCCAGCGACAGTGATCCCGAATGTAGCGCCGGCCAGGAAGGACAGCCTGCGTCAAGTTCAGGGCCGACACGTTCCAAGCCACGCGGTCGTAGGTCGCCTTGCAGGAGACGATCTGGCCGTCGAACCGAAGCGCCGCCGAGGGATCGGACTGCTGGAGGACGTGCACGAGCTTGATCACGATCGGCTGCCCGACCAGTCCGTCGTGGTCCTCGAGCACGGTCCGAATCAACAGCGACTCGTTGGACACCTGCAACTGGATCTGCGGCAAGTCGCCCTCGGAACTCTGCGTCACAGGGCTCTGCACGATCGGGAACGGCTCGTAGACCAAGGGCACGCCAGACGAGTCCGTGCCGTACTCGAAGTTCCGGTCGTAGTTCGTGAGCCGGTAGCGCGTCGGCGGGCTCGTCGGCACCTCGACTTCATACAGCCAGACCCACGGGTACTCGTCGGCCAGTTGCCGGCTGCGGGCCAGCGTGAGATCGGTTAGCGGCTGCGTCATTCGCTCAAGACCTCCTCGAATTCGGCCGACCACCGGAACACGCTCGGCGTGATCTGCTCGACCGCCAGCGAATCATTCACGAACCGTACCACCACGGCCTCGCCGTTCGGCGTGGTCCACGAGAAGGGCACCTCCGCGCCCTTGCGCGCCTCGTAGAACGACTTCAGCGTCGTGACCTCCGACGCCAGCGCCGCATTGTTGCCAAGCTTCCAGCGGCCTCTGGAGCGGCTCTGGCGCACCGCGACGTAGCGGTGGTCGCTGTCGAACTCGTGCCCGAAGACCGACCGGCGATCGTCCTCCTGCACGCCAAACTCGTAGGGCACCGAGAACGTGCCCGTCGCCGCGTCGTCTTCGCCCGGCACCGCGATCGACAACTGGTCGCGCTCGGCCGTGTCGATCTCGCCCGAGCCGGCACCGTTTTCGAACGTGTCGAAGTAGACGATTCCAGAGCCGCCAGTGGCCGTCGAGGAGTAGCCGACGAAGCCCTCGCCGAATCCGGACTGGATGCGCGTGCTCTTCTTGTCGACGACTTCGCCCGAACTGGCGACCGTCAAGTCGATCGCAGCGCCAGGAGGCGTCACGCCGCCGTCCAAGTAGTTGCCTGCGGCCACGTCCCAAGTCATCTGCACGCCATTGATGTAGACCTTGAGGCTCGTGTACCCGTCCTGCGGAGTCGGGATCGGGAGCGAGCGCGCCGCGAATCGCAGCAGAAAAGGCGTGCCCAAGGCCAATCCGGCAAAGCCAGTCTTCTTGACCATCAAGACAGGGCTCAACGTGCCTAGACGAGTTCGATAGAGCGACACGTCCCAGCGCGGCACGCTGCCGTCGTACTCGACGCGGACTTGGTAGCAGCCCGGCTGGCTGGTGAAGGCCGTC